ATGCATTAAGAGCTGGTAGAGCTAAAACTTATATTCCAGATGACTTATTACCTAGAAATCCTAATACAGGGGAGATATTAAAACCTAGCTATTTTGATAATAGGTATATTCAGACAGATAAATGTATGAAAGAAAATGTTGCATCTACTATAGATACTGAGCAACCTACAATACCTACAGAGAATTATATATCAACATACGTAACTGCATTGGATCTATGCTTACAAGGTATAATAAGTCCTTCTACACTAGGAATAGATAATAAGAAATTAGATAATGCAGAGGCACAGAGAGAAAAGGAAAAGACAACACTATATACCAGAAATAAGATTATAGAGGCTATAAGTGATATGCTACCAACACTAATTGATTCAATATTTAAGGCCTATAATACATTGTTAAAGCAACCTACAGAAGATAGTGTTATAGAGGTTAGTTTTGGAGAATATGCATCACCTTCATTTGAAGCAGTAGTTGAGACTCTTAGTAATCCTAATACACCTATGAGTATTGAAGCAAAGGTAGAAGAGATGTGGGGAGATTCTAAAACAGAAGAATGGAAAAAAGAAGAAGTACAAAGGATTAAAGAACAAACTGGAGTTTCAGTAATGGATGAACCTTCTGTACCTGGATATGATGAAGTTAATATAGATAACGAAAATAGTCTAGATGGTGAGATAGATGGACAAGAATAATTATGATATAAGAGCAATCTTTGAGAAGATGGAATTAGAATTAATATCTTCTATGAAGAGGGCTTTTTATTTTCATAAGAGAGAAGAAAAGAAGGAAGGATTCTCATGGGAGCAATGGCAATTAAGTAAGTTAAGAGCAATAGATAAGTATAGAAAAGAGAATAAGAAAATTATTGATAGTTATAGCGGACCAATACAAGAGTGTATTGATAGAGAGCTTCAGGGTAATTATAAGAAAGGCCAGAATAGAGTTACTAGAGCTATTAATAAAATAAGAGCTTTTCTAAGATTTAATAAAGGTAATGTAGGTATTCCAGAAGATACATCTGAGAAACAAAAGGTAAGGGATTATATTGCAGCACTTACAGGAAGAAAACCTAGAGTACCTCAAGAAGAGAGTTTCTTTGGTGTAAATGAAAAGAAATTAAATGCATTACAAGATACAGTAACAAAGGATATAGGTAAAGCTAGTGCTGCAGTATTAAGAAAAATGGATGATGTATATAGACAAGTTATATATAAAGCTGAAATTAATATGTCAGCAGGAGTTAAGACATTAAACCAGGCTATAGACATGGCAACAAAGGAGTTTCTAGCTAGTGGTATTAACTGTGTAGAGTATAAGGATGGTAAGAGAGTTAATATTGCTTCATATGCTGAAATGGCACTTAGAACAGCAAGTCAAAGAGCTACTTTCTTAGGTGAAGGTAGTAAAAGAGACGAGTGGGGAATATATACCGTTGTTGTTTCAGCTCATGCAAATACCTGTGAGAAGTGTTTACCATGGCAAGGGCAAATACTTATAGATGATGTATTTAGTCATCCAAGCAAAGAGTATTTAGAAGAGAACAAAGGTAAATATAAGTTAGTAAGTGAAGCAATAGATGCGGGGTTATTACATCCTAACTGTAGGCATACATTAACAACTTACTTTCCAGGTATAACTCAAGTACCTCAGGCACAGGATGAAGAAGAGGCCTTAAGTAATTATAAAGCTGAACAAGAGCAAAGATATATGGAAAGACAGATTAGGAAATGGAAGAGATTTAGAGAAGGTACTTTAGATGAAGATAATAGAGCTATGGCTGATTCTAAAGTTAAAGAGTGGGAAAGTAAGTTACAAGAACACTTAAGTAATAATAAGCAGCTTAGAAGAGATAGAATTAGAGAAGAGGCAGACATAAGAAGTATTCAAGAGATAAACTATAAAGCCGATTTAAAGCAATATGAAAATTATAAATCAGTTTTAGGGAATGAATCACCAAAAACATTGGAAGAGTTCCAGAATTTAAAGTATAATAATAGTAAGAGTTGGGATAGAGTTCAAACACAATATAATGATAAGCAAGTAGTTAATTTACTTAATGAGAACAATATAGAATATATTGAGAAAATGAGTGAAAAACAGTTTATTATTAAGAACTATAAACCTAAATTAACAGTAATGACACAACATGCTAAAGATAATTTGATGGATAAATCAGATAGGGTAAATATGACATTAGAAAATGCACAAATGTTCATAGATAATGCTAAAGTAGTTATTTATGAATCAAATAGAAGAACAGTTAAGTTTATTTCACAAGACGGATATTCAGCTTTGAATCTAAAAAATGAGTTAGTTACTGCAGTTCCACAGAAGTGGAGAAATAAGTATAATAAATATATAAAGGAGGAATAGTATAATGCCATCAGCAGATTGTAAGAAGTATTGTCCATTATTAAATAGAAAGATTACAAGAGCCTACTGTATGGAGATTGGTGATGTAAGAAATGATGATATGGATATTGAGCATATAGAAGATGAATTCAATATTGATGAAGCAAATAAAACATGTGAAAAATGTGGTTGGGATAAAACACCGATAGATTAATAAGCACTTACTTAGATAAAGAGTAGGTGCTTTTATTATGTTTAAAATTAAGGAGTGATAATGTATGATAAATACCTTTATTAATATGATTATTATAGTCATACTGGCAACATATATTGTAGTTGATATTAAGAAAATAAAAAGCAATAAGGAAGTTGTTAAAGCTTGTAATAAAATAAACAAGGAGCAAAAGAAAGCTAATGAGATATTAGATAAGGATGTTACTTTACACAAAGAACATATAGAAGAGCATAGGTTATTGAAAAATAGATTAGATGCGGTAAATAGAAAGTTAACTATTTTAAATAAAGCTAACTATAAAAAGTATTAAGGGGGGATTAATTATGCAAAAACAAGACTTAGAATTAATTTTTAATAAAGCAAAAGAGAGTGGAGTTAAGTATATAGGAGTTCAAGTATGGACAAAAGGTAATGAGAAACCAGAAATAATAATTAATGAGATGAAAAGTTTTGATAAAAAGCTAGAGTACTATAAAAATGCTTATAATGATGACTTAATATTAAAGTCTTATGAGGGAATTTCGATAAGAGCTGCAGCAATGGCAAATAGCTTTAATGAAATAGAAAGTTTATTAGTTAATTACAATATGAGAGAGTGTGGGGAAGTCTTATTTGGATTTGGTGAAGCTATAAAATATTTAAAGAGAGGATTTAAATTAACTAAGAAATCATGGCATAAGTCAGGGATGTTTGTTCAAATGCAAGTACCAGATGAATATAGCAAAATGAGAGGTAAATATTTTTATATAACTATTGGGGATTACTTAAATCCATGGCATCCATCTCAAGCTGATATGACAGAAGATGATTGGATGTTTGCAGATTAATTAAGCTTTAGGAAACTAAGGCTTTTTATTATGCCCAAAACTCTTAAGGCTTTAAACTGTGAGGAATACTGACGAGCTTAAACGGATTAGTGGACAACACTTAAAAATGGGAGGTAGTTTATTTATGTTTAGAACAAAAATGTTAGTCAATTTAGGATTATGTAGGTATCAACCATTACTTTCACCAGATGATGGAACTGGAGCTGATGGAAATGGTGGTGCTCCTGAAGGAGGTGAAGGAAGTCAACAAGCTTCATCTATTGACTATGATAAGCTAGCGGAAATAATTAATAAAGGTACTCAAAGTAAGGAAAATTCTATATTGAAATCTTACTTTGAACAACAAGGAATGTCCCAAGAAGATATTAACCAAGCTATTAGAGATTTTAAAACTAGCAAGCAAACAAAAGCACAAGAGCAAACTACTACATTAACAACTCTTCAACAAGAGAATGAACAGTTAAAAGCTCAAATAGTTAAAGCTAGAGTTGATGATGTAGCTTACAAGCAAGCTTTAGGACTTGGAATTGAAGCTAATACAATTCCTTATGTTACTAAGTTAGCCGACTTATCAAAAGTAACCAATGAAAAAGGTGAGATTGATGAAAATCTAATAACAGCTGCACTTAATAAAGTGTTAGAAGATGTACCTCAATTAAAAAGTGCAAATCAACAGAATAATAAAGGGTTCCAACAAATAGGTGCTGGAGCAAACGGGTCAAAATCAAATGCAGAAGATGCTATATCTAGTATTTTCGGCAATAAAAAATAAGAAATGGAGATGATTTTTAATGGCAGTATACAGTTATGCTGAACAATTTGAAAGAGAATTACAACAAAAGTATACAAGGGAGTTAACTTCCTTTTTATTAACTCAATCTAATCCAGGAGTAAAGTTTATTAATGCACAGACAATTAAATTACCTAGATTAACTTTAAGTGGATATAAGGACCACAACAGAGGTGCTATGGGATTCAATACTGGAACAATAGCAAATGACTGGGAACCAAAGAAACTAGCACATGATAGAGATATAGAATTTGCATTAGATCCAATGGATATAGATGAAACCAACTTAGTTTTAGAAGTAGCAAATATCCAAAATGTATTCGAGGAAGAGCAGGCAATTCCTGAGAAAGACTCTTACAGATACTCTAAGTTATATGCAGAGGCTAAGACTTATGCAGCTAACGGAGCTGTGGTAGATAATACTGTTTTAACTACAGCTAATATATTAGATTGGTTTGATACTCAAATGGAAAAAATGGATGATGAAGGAGTTCCAAGTGAAGGAAGAATACTTTATGTTACTCCAGCAATGAATAAGTTACTTAAAAATGCTAGTGGGTTATCTAGAAATATTGATGTAACTTCTAACAATGGAAAAATAGACAGAAGAGTTTACTCTTTAGATGATGTTAATATTATTAAAGTACCAAGTGCAAGATTTAAAACTAAGTATGATTTTACAAACGGATGTGTAGCTGCAGTAGATGCAAAACAAATTAATCTTATTTTAGTACATCCTTCATGTGTTGTATCTAGAGATAAATATGCATACATGAAGCTATTTACTCCTGGTACTGACTCAAGAACTGCTGATAAGTATGTATATCAAAATAGATACTACTCAGATACTTTCTTAATTCAAAATAAAGCTTGTGGTATTGCAATAAATGCTGAAGCAGAAGCATAGGAGGGATAATATATGAAAGCTACAAAAGGAAATAAAGTTTATACAATAGATGAAACTCAAAAAGAGTCTTATGCTGCACAAGGTTATGACATTGTAGATGATGAAGGCAATATAATTAAATATGGAGCTGGAAAATCTGTTTCATATGAAAAGTATAAAGAACTAGAAGATAAGAATACAGAACTTGCAAGTAAGATTGAAGAGCTTGAGAAAGAGATTAAAAAACTAAAGAAATCTGCTAAAACAGATGGAGAAAATGAGAAGGGTGCTTAAGGGTATCCTTCTTTCTATTTAAAGGATGTGATCATATGCCTTATGTAGATGAAAACTATTATAAAACCACTTATATAGGAGAATTTAGTGAGGAGCCTAGACTTAAAAGTTTATTAGGTAGAGCTTCAAGACAAATTGACTCCATGACATATAATCGTATTGTTGGTATTGGATTTGATAATCTAACAGAGTTTCAAAAGTCTTGTATAAAAGAGTCTATATGCTTACAAGTAGACTTCATAGGAAGGTATGGAGAATATATAGATACCCCTCTTAGTGGCTATAGCATAAATGGTACTTCACTTAGTTTTAATACTGAGTCATTAAATGGAGTTACTACTACAAGAGAGATAGTAAATATACTAAAGCAAACAGGGTTTACTTGTAGGAGGATATAATTATGGGATTTAAATTACCATTCCCTAAATGGACTTTAGTAACTCCAATAAAAATATATCAGACATATACCAATGAAGATGGTGAGCCTGTAGAGACTCTTATTTTTGATGATAAGTGTAATTACTCAGAATCTACTAAAAGAGTTAGAAATGAGAATGGTGAGCTTGTAACATTAGTAGGTAAAGTTATATGTGTAGGAGATATAGCACCTCAGCATAACAGGATAGAAGGTTATGTTGAGGTTAATGGAGTTAAGATTAATATATATAAATCTGCTAGACCACGTAATCCGGATGGCTCTATTTTCAGTACAGAATTGGAGTTAGGATAATGAGTGTAAAGGTAACAGTTAAATTAAATCAACAGAAGATTAATACTTTAGTTGAAGCTCAGAAGAAATCTTTAGAAATGACAGGTGATGCAGCTAAAAGTGATATTGCAACCTCTGCTGTAGTACCTAAACAAACCGGAGAACTTGAAAGAAGTGGATTTGTAGATACTTCTCAAGTAGATAGTGGTAAAGTAGGTATTATATTCGATACCCCCTATGCTAGAAGGTTATATTGGCATCCAGAATATAACTTTCGTAAAGATAAGAATGTAAATGCTCAGGGTAAATGGATGCAGGACTATATAGATGGTGATAAAAGAAAATTGATAAGGGAAAATTATAAAAAGTTCTTGAAAATGCTTAGTAAGGGGTTGATCAAGTAATGTTACTAAGTGAAGTAAGAGAGTTTTTAAAAACTAAAATAGAGAGTCCCCAGTGGTATATTGGAAAGATAGATAATAGCAAGGAACAATGTATAGGAATTTATGGAGTGGTAGGCCCTGCACCTAAAATAGCTATAGGAGGTTTAGAAAATACCTCGTATAATACTAAAGCTGTATCTATACTAATACATTGGACTAAGAATTGTAACACTGCTGAAATAAAAGCACAGGAAGTTTATAATTCTTTATTCGGCCAGGATGGCACCATAGGGGGTAAAAGAATAATTAAATTTGATATGAGGACACCAGAGCCAGTAGGAATAGGTACTGATAGCAATGGTGTCTTTGAATTTGTAATTGAAACAGTAATTTATTATGAAAGGTAGGTAATTATATATGGCATTTAGTGGAGTATTTCCAGTATATAATTTAAAGTTTAAGATTGGAACTAAAGGAAAAGCAAGTGCAGATCCAGCGGATATGGTTACTATAGCAGATATGGAAACATTCTCTATATCTATAGATGGTACTGTAGAAGAGTGGACACCAATGACTACTGCAGGATGGGCAAGAAGTTTAATGACAGGTAAAAAGTTTACTATAGGACTTAATGGAAAAAGAAATGTAGGCGATCCAGGTAATGATTATGTAGCAGCTACAGCTTGGAAAGATGGGTTAGACTGTAGTACAAAAGGGGAAATAGAGTTTCCCGATGGTGCTAAACTAGCATTTGACTGTGTAATTAATGTTAAGAACGTAGGTGGTGGAGATAGTACGAATGTTGCACCACTTGAATTTGAAATGCAAGGTGATGGTAAACCAGTCTATACACCAGCACCAGTAATACCATAATAGTATAAAAAATAAGGGAGGATTAATACAATGGCAAGAGCTTATGATATAGCTGAAAGGCTACAGAATGCAAATAAGAAATCTACTGTAAAGATAGATGATAATCATATTTATCCAATTAGCACTAGTAAGAATAGTGCTATTTTAATGCAAGCAATATCTCAAGATGATAATTTAGACGATTTAGAAAAAATAGATAAGACAATTGAAGCGGGACTAGGAAAAGAGGCTCTAGAATATATAAATAGCTTAGAGTTGTCTATTGAAGCCTTGACAATTATAATTAATGTTATTATGGCAGCAGTTGGGGATATTACTTTAGAAGAAGCAGAGGAGGAAGCAAAGAAAGCAGCTAAGAAATTTCGCAAAGGAAAATAAATGGTATGATTTATTTGAAGATTGGGATCTAATAGAAGCAAGTTTTGCTATGCAATATAACATAAGATTAAGAGAAGAGCATAATATGTCTTGGAGTGAGTTTTGTGCATTGCTTAAAGGCATAATGCCTAAAACTCCTTTAGGGCAAATTGTATCTATACGTTCAGAAGAAGATAAAGATATACTTAAACACTTTACTAAAGAGCATCATAATATAAGAAATGAGTGGAGAAATAGAAATAATTCTGTAATGGAGCTATCAGATGAAGAAAAAGAAGAAGAAATAAGAAAGGTTCAGGAAATATTTTCAAAAGTGTTTAGTTAGTATATAATTATATTAATTAGATGTTTGGAGGGATATTTATGAATGAAGTTACAATAAAAGGAGTAGGTAAAAAACTAATTATAAATGATAACAAGATTATAATTAATAAAACTATAGGTAAAAACTTAGAGATATTAATAAAGAATATTACTGACATTAGTTATGATAAAGGAAACATGAATAAAAATGGTAATATTCATATAAGATGGACTAACGAAGATGGGAAATCTTTAGAAGAAGATGTTATGTTTAGATGTTTTAGCAATGATATTGTAGAAGAATCTGTTAATAGCATAGTAACTCACTTAAAGAACTTAAATGAGCCATTAATAATTAAAGAAAGTGAAAAAACTAGTTTCTTTGGGCAACTTAATAAAGAGACTAGAGAACAAATAGATAATAAGGTTACAGATAAATTGAAAGAAAAGAGAAAGCTTGAGGAATTAGAAAAACAAGGAATCCCTTATTGTCCTAAATGTCATAGTACATCTATTTCAACTACTAATAAAAAATTGAGTTTAGGAAGAGCAGCAGTGGGTGGAGTTCTTTTAGGGAAAACAGGAGCGATTATTGGAGGACTTAGTAGTAAAAAAGTACAAGTTGTATGCTTGAATTGTGGATACAAGTGGAAACCTGATAAAAAATAAATAGTTATAATAAACACTTAGGAATACTACTAGGTGTTTTTATTTTGTTTAAAAGGAGGGGCTATATGAGTGACAGTGTAGGGAAGATAAGTCTTGATCTAGAAGTTCAAAGTGATTTAGCTGGTCAAATTAGCTCAATGTCAAATCTTATAGGTAAGAATTTAAAGACTTCTCTTGAGAGTACAACTAAGAATGCATTTAACAACATGAATAGGGGTATTAAAGGTAGTTTGAACAACATGAGTTCCTCTATGAAAAATACTTTTGGTAAAATGCAAAGTAACCTTAAGGGTTTATTTGCATCCTTTAAAAATATTAAGATGCCAAGAATGAACTTTGAAAGACCTACTAATCAAACTGACACTGGTAAAAATCCAATTAGTTATAAAAGTGGTAGAGGTCCACCAGTGAATGGTGAAATGTTAGGGGCAAAAATACAAAATGTAACAGCTACACTAGATACAATAAATGCAAGAATAGAACAACAGCAAGAGAAATTAGCACAATTGAGAGAGTCTTATTCTAGGACATTTAATCAAAGTAGAAAAAATAAACTTGAAGGGCAAATGCTTAAAACAGAGGCTGCTATTAATAAATTAATAGGACAGTCAGATAAATTAGGTTTTGAATTATCAGAGTTAGATGTACAATATGCAGCATTAGGAGCTAATGCAAGTAAGGCAACTGGTGGAACTAATAAACTCTCTAATTCTATGAAGAATCTTGAAAATAATACTAAAAGAGCTGGTAATAGTTTTAGGAGTAGCCATAGTGGCTTAAGTATGTTCTTAGGAACAATGATTAAATGGGGAATAGTATTTCCTATAATTCAAAGAGGAATTATGGCAATGGCCACATCTTTAGGTCAATCATTGATGACTAATCAACAATTTGCTAATTCATTAGCTCAAATAAAAACTAATTTATCAGTTGCATTTACACCAGTATTTAATGCTATCTTACCAGCATTAAATGCATTAATGAGTGCATTAGCTACTGCAACAACATATATTGCTAGTTTTATATCTGCAATATTTGGGAAAACATATCAACAAAGTTACAGTGCAACTCAAAGTTTAATAGGTGCAAAAGCAGCCATGGGAGCTTATGGGGATGCTACAGAAAAGGCTGGTAAACAAGCTAAGAAAGCGCAAGGAAGTCTTGCTGGATTTGATGAAATAAATACATTAAATATGGATAATGGAGCTGCTGATTCCGGAGGAGGAGGAGGAGGTGGTGGTGTCGACATTCCTACACTTACACCACCAAGTATTGATACCTCTGCGGTTGATAGTTCCATGAAAAGGTTAATTGATAAGATAAAAGGATTTATATCAACAATAGATTTTACACCATTAAAGAAATCATTTGAAAACTTAAAGGCATCTATAGTTCCTATAGTTGAGAATATTGGTAGAATCTTATCCTGGTTTATGACCAATATATTAGGGCCACTTACTAAATGGACTATAGAAGATTTACTACCAGCTTTTTTTAATCTATTAGCTAGTGCCTTTAAAGTACTAAACCCATTACTTGAAGTATTTATGAGTCTAGGTAAATGGTTATGGGATAATTTTTTACAGCCTATAGCAGTTTGGACAGGAGGATTAATTGTTGATGTTTTAAATGGACTTGCTGATGCTCTTACAAGAATAGGACAGTGGATAAGTGAGAATAAAACGCTCATGGAAAATTTAATATTAGTAATAGGAAGTTTTGCATTAGCTTGGGGAATAGTTACTCTAGCATTAAAGGCTTGGAATTTAGTATCTGGGATAGCAACTATTGCTACTGGTGGATTAGGGGCGGTAATAGGATTTCTGACATCTCCTATAGGTATAGCAATATTGGCTATAGGTGCAATTATTGCAATAGGAGTACTTCTATATAAGAACTGGGATTGGATTAAAGAAAAATGTGGAGAAGTGTGGACTTGGATACAGAATAAACTTAAGCAATTTAGTGATTGGTTAACAAAGGTATTCACAACTGATTGGAGTAAAAGTTTTGGAGTTTTAGGTGAAGTCTTAAATGTATTTTTAAAACTTATTAAAGATATTTGGGATGGCGTGAAAAAAATATTAAGTGGAGTTATAGACTTTATTGTCGGGGTATTTACAGGAGATTGGAGTAGGGCCTGGGATGGTATTAAACAAATATTTAGTGGTGTATGGGATATTATAACAGGAATCTTAAAAGCCTTTGATAATTTCTTAAATTATATATTTACAGCAGATTGGTCTAAAGGTTTTGGAGTATTAGGACATATATTAAATGGATTCTTTGCTTCTGTAAGGCAAATATGGAATGGAATAAAACAAGTATTTACAGGTATAGTTAACTTCGTATCTGGAGTATTTACAGGGAATTGGTCAAAAGCATGGACAGGTGTAAAACAGATATTTAAAGGTATTTGGGATACATTTGTAGGTATTGCAAAGTCACCAATAAACATGATAATAGGACTCATAAACGGAATGATTAGCGCCATTAATGTGGCTATCAGAGGAATTAATAAATTGAAGTGGGATGTACCTAATTGGGTTCCAATTATAGGTGGACAAAAATGGGGATTTAATATATCTGAAATAGGAAGTGTACCTTATCTTGCTAAAGGTGGGGTAATAGACAGTCCAACTTTAGCTATGGTTGGTGAAGCGGGTCGTGAAGCAGTTGTTCCGTTAGAAAATAACACAGGATGGAAAGACGAAATAGGAAGTATGGTAGCTAATGCAGTATTATCAGCTATGCAGTTTAGTGGAGGCTCTTCAAATAGTAATTCAAATAATGGTGATATTATTCTTCAAGTAGATGGTACTACTTTTGCTAGAGTTATTAATCCGTATGCTGCTAAAGAAAACCAAAGGTTAGGTAATAGCATGATAATTAAAACAGTATAGGAGTGGTTAGAATGGCACTTATAAAAATAAATGGGGTGGAAATTCCCACTCCTAGTGAATATTCTACTGGAATACAAGATATTTCTAATGCAGAAAGAAATGCTAACGGGACTATGATAATAGAGCGTATAGCAACTAAAAGAAAAATAGAAATGTCCTGGGGTGTACTTACAAGAGAAGAAACTAATGTATTATTAAATGCTGTAAGTCCAGTATTTTTTAATGTAGAATATATTGATCCTCAAGAGGGGACTCTTAAAACTGGAACATTTTATTGTGGTGACAGAGGAGTACCAATGCTTACATTTGAAAAAGGTATTCCTAAATATAAAAATATTAAATTTAATATTATAGAGAGGTAGGTGCTATTTTTGAAGGTTGTAAGTGATAAATTTAAACAAGCTATAATAGCACCTTCTCGTATGTGCAAAATGAGAGTAACATTTGATATTAGTGATACTACTGCTAATGGAGATATAAGTAATGTAATTACTACAACAGAATTTAATTTAAGTGATAAGCAGCAGATGTTTAATAAGGAAAGAGAAAGCTCCTACAAGTTGGCCACATGGGAAAAAGATAGATGGCTACTTGATGGAAGTTTTATTATTCCATCTTCAACACCAGGTACCAATGGTGAGATGGGATGGTGGAGTAATACCATTTGTGATGATAACAACATATTTACTACATCTGAGGACATAGAAATTGGTTTTAACAACACTCATAGCTCTATGGGACTTACAATAACTTTTGATACAGTATGTAATGAATATGCAGTAGATTTTGATATAGTTGCTTATGGGGAAGATAATAGCCATTTAAGCACTGTAAATATAACTAATAATACACAAGCTAGATTTATTATAGAGACACCTCTTTACCTTTATAAAAAGATAATAATTAAGATTAAAAAGTGGTGTAAGCCATATAGTAGAGCTAAAGTATATGAGATAGATTTTGGTGTAGTTAGAGTTTATGATGACAGTAATTTAATTAACGCAAACTTAATTGAAGAAATTGACCTTACAAGCTCTAATGTAATTCCAAGTGAGTTTAAATTTGTAGTTTACAATGAAAACAGAGAATTCAATATTTTAAAGCCTACTGGTTTTTATAGATTTTTACAAGAAAGGCAGCAAGTAATTGTAGAATTAGGAGCAGACATTACTAATGGCTTTGATTACTGTAGAGTAGGAACTTACTGGCTTAAGGAATGGCAAAGTGATGAAGGGGCCATGACAGTTACATTTACTGCTAGAAATATAGTTGATTTGCTTGATAGTGATGATTATGAAAATTTAGTATCAAGTAATACTAACTTGAAATCAGTAGCAATAGCAATTCTAAATAAGGCAGGAGTTATTGAATATGAAATAGATGAAGCATTAACGACTATTCCCACAACTGGACTTATAGAAAAAACTTCTTGCAGGAGTGCTTTGCAGATGGTGGCTATAGCTGGAAGATGCAATATATATGTAATAAACAATAAATTATATGTTAAACAAATAAAGATTGATTTAAATAAATCTAGTGGAATTATGGATATGGATAATATGTATAAAGAGCCACAGATTAGTTTAGAGCCTTTAGTTAAGACAGTAACCGTTAAATATTATACTGACTTAGAAACTAGTTTAGAGACAATATGTACTAATAGTGTTGTAAAAAGTGGAGATAGCCTTAAAGTTGAAGATAATACCCTTATATCCAGTATAGACATAGCTAAAGATGTAGGGAATTGGATTATAGGTATTAAGAATTTAAGAGCTAACTATGAAGCAAATTGGAGACAAAATCCTTCTATGGATCTACTTGATGTTATAGATATAGAAAATGCATATGAAACTAATAAAGCTATAATTACAAAACAAGAATATGAGTACCAGGGGTATTTAAAAGGTAAAACTAAGTTAATAGGAGGGATTAATATTGTTAACTAAAACATGGACAAGTGAAAGTAGATATAATCCTGAGGAACTAAATAGAGTAGAAAATAATTTATTAGAAACTTTTAATGAATTTAAATTCTTATGTGAAAATGCGAGTATAGGTACAAGTATTATAAATAGAACTTATATAGATGTAGAGTTTGCTGAAAGTCTAAATAGAATAGAGAGCAATATAGAGTCCTTGAAAAATCAATTTCATGAAGTACCTGGATGGATACCTTTGAAAACTAACTGGAAAGCGTTAGAGCCTTTTGATTATGTAGATGCAAATAGACTTGAAATAAATATAAAAATACTTTATGAATTTATCCTTAAAGCTAAAGAAAGTGTTCAGTTTTGTGGAGTTGTAGCATGTGGAGAAGATACAAGAATATTTTAGAAAGGAGTGATTAAATGGCTTATACAAAGACTAATTGGAAAGATAGAATTGTAGAAAACCCAAGGACTTACTCTAAGGTAGATAATGCTGATGGAACAATAACTCTTACACCTAAGCCGGGAGAAGTTATAGAAGAGGGTACTCCTATAACTGCTGAGAAGATGAATAAGATAGAGGAAGGAGTAGAAAGTGCAGCTATAATTGAGGACAGCATTACGGGGAGTAAATACGAATGGGGAATTGAAAATGGAGTAGTATTTTTAGAAAAGGTGGTAATATAAATGGCAGAAAGAATTTATTTAGGTGCTTTGCTAGATATAAATAAAGAACAATATTTACCAATAATGAAAGAAGAATATAACAAAAGTAATAGTTTTACTGTAGGTAATGGTTGCATTACTAAATTTGATGATACCCATATAATTTCTTCGGATGCTAATAATTTATATATTAGAAATGCTTACACATTAGAAGTTACAAAGCAAATATCAACAGAAAAACCTATTTCAGCAGGTGCAAGATACCCATTTATAATAAATCAAGCTAAGGACAAATTGTATCATATGAATATAATAGGACAGGAAGTATTTGTATGTATATATGATTTAATTAATAATACATGGAGTAACCATTTAGTTTCTTTTGGACCAATAAGTTACTCATATTTTTCTAGTATACAATGGTTATATTTAGATGATGAATATATATATGTTTTTTCTAATTATAACTGGTTATCAAAAATCTCGCTGATCGATTTTAGCGTTGTTGCATTTAAATCGGTTCCTAGCAGTACTCGGCAAAATAGATTGACATTTGATGGTACGTATTTTTATGTGGCAATAGTTACAGATTTAGACTCTTATATACAAAAATTAAATAAAAATGATTTTACTGTATTAGCTACGTCAGATAGATTATTACCAGGAAGTAGTACATTTCCAGCTACTCCAACAAATATGTATTATCATAATGGATTTGTATATATGGTAGATACAGGCGATAGAGGGGGAGGAAATTTTATTTATAAAGTTGATGCTAATACTCTTGCATTAATAGCAACATTTCCTAATATAACACCAACAAATACAATGAGCGTGTTATATATAGACGAAAATAACAAATTGTTTGGAGTATCAGAACAATATTTGCAGGAATATGACATTAATACACTTGCACTTATTGCAAGTATAATATTAGAAGATAAAACAGAGCATTTACAATTATTTAGTTATCCTAAAGGTGGAACACTTCTTTATGCTAGTTCTTTAGCATCCACACAATATGAAAGAAGTTATACTATACAATCATATAAAAAAGTAAAGGAGATTATATAATGATTTATGTATTTGAAAATTTTAATAGTGGTGCCAGTATTGTTTTTGCAGAAGAAACTTTAACAGGAGAAGATAAAGCGAAAGGAATAGCAATAGAAAATTTACCACCATTGCAAGAAACAGAAGGTAAAACACCTATGTTAAAATGCAGAAAATCAACAGGGGAAGTATGGTGGGAATATATCGAAAACCCAATTAATGAAATAGAAATATTAAAAAAACAGATTAATGATTTAAATATAGCTTTGGCTAACATAATGGGGGTGTAGAGTATGCCAAGTTGGAAAAAGAGTATATTCGTAAATGCAATTAAAGCAAGAATGGAGTTAGAGAGTAGGACTCCTGAGGATATAATTCAAGAATATACTAAATTAACAGAAGAAGAAAAAACAGAGATACTAACTGAGACATTATAATAAAAACAAATATTTATACGTATTTATATTTACAAATACGTATAAATGATATATAATTATCTTCAAAGGAGGCGATTAGAATGAAAATAAAAAAGACTATAACTGTAGATGAAGATATTTATGAAAAATTTACTTGGATTTGTGGTTATAATTCTATAAAAGCGAGTAGTTGGATTAACAATAAGATTAAGTCTTATGTTAATGAAGATGAAAACAAAGTTGCAATTATGATTGGTTGGTTTAGGTCTCAATATGAAAATCCTGCTGAACATGTTTCTTATGATTCGAGAGAGGGTGGGTACCAATATAATAATGGAGGACCTTATGACCCAGAAGGGGAATTGACAGATAAGTTCATTAATTATGATGAAAAACTGATAGAAAAAGCAGCAGATGAATTATATGCTGAGGGTAGTGAGTGGGTAAAGAAAGGTCAATATTAAACTTAATAATATATTTAGTATGAGATTAGAGAAATCTAGTCTCTTTTATTTTGTTTAAAATGTAATAAGGTAGGTGCGATATGAATGATGAATTAATAAAGCATAAATTAGAAGTACATGAGAAGAGAATTAATAATCATAGTGAGCGTATTGATGAACTTGAAAAAGGAAGAGCTGCTACAGATGTTAAGATGGATAACCTCTGTGAAAAGCTTGAAGCACAGACAAAGAGTATAAATTGGTTAATAGGACTTATGGCAACTAGCTTGTTAGGGTTCTTTTTTTATGCAATTCAAAATAATATTTTTAAATAAGAAGGAGAGATATTATGGATTTAATGACTTTTGTACCAGAACATTTACTTATTTTAATTGTAGCTACTTATGTAGTTGGAAGATTTCTAAAGAAAATAGATGGATTCAAAGATAAGTATATAACTATTGCGCTTATGATATTTTGTATTACATTTGCTATACTGCTAACTTTAGTAAATGTAGAATACAAAAGAATGTTTGATGCTATAGTAAATGCTATTTTACAAGGTATCCTATGTTGGGGTGTTAGTGTAGGTATTAATCAAACTTATAAACAAATTAATAAACAAGAGTAGTTTACAGAGTGGGAGCAATCTCACTCTTTTATATTTAAGGAGGTAGTATTAATGAAATTAAGAGGTATAGACGTATCACACCACCAAGGGAACATAGACTGGAATAAGGTTAAAAGTAAGATAGATTATGCAATTCTAAGTGTAGGATATGGTGATAACATAACAAGCCAGGATGACAAACAATTCCATAGAAACGCTAAAGA